AGCCTAACGGGGTCGGGGGAGGGTCCGGTCAGTATACACGCTTTTTCGGCCTGTTCTGACCCGTTCCTGTCGCCGCCGGGAGTGCTGACCCGCCACCATTGACGGGCCAGCGATCCCATACGTTCCAGCCTCCGAGGAGGCACAGCCTACCTATCGCGAAGGCTCACGCCTTGGCAACCTCGACCCGATACGCTGCGCCATTGGCACCTCGCCGTAAGGCGTGCGGCGCCGCACCTCGAGATGCGATGGGCATGGCGGCGCGTTGTCATAGACCCGCGCGAGGCCCGAGGCCGTGGGCCTCGACCAGTCGGCTCGCCATTCCGAGGCGTAGATCGTGGTTGAGGCGCAGCCGCGCTGCCAGCGTTCGCAGGTCAAGCATGTGCCGCGAGAAGGATTCACGCGTGACTCCGGTTGTACCGCTTCCACGACTTCACGGCGCGCTTGAACGTCTCGCGCGCCTCGTGGCAAGCGTTCCGCGACATCGCAAGCGCGAGCGTGTCCGGGCAGTCGCCCGTCCATCGGCCAGCCTTGCTCAAGGCGTCATTCGCCAGATCGCCGAGCGGTGAGTCGCGATGCGTCTGCCGAGAGAGCCAAGTCCTAAAGTCGATCGCCATCTGGTCACCTCCATCGCCTCGGGACACTTCCGAGGACACTTCTGTACTTCTAGGATGCCGTGCTGGCCGGCATTGGGACACATGGGACAGATTTTTCCGACATCATCCGTCTATATATGCGAGCGTTGACGATGCGTGAACCTATCTCATATGGTGAATGATGTCGAAATAAAGTGTCCCATGTGTCCTAATGCCGTGCTGGTCTACATCGTAGGTGGTGCCGATGTGTCCCACGATGTGTCCCATCACGACCAGTACCCACGGCCGTCGTGCTTCGTCGGCGCCGACTGCTCCTCGCGCAGGGACAGGCCGACCCAGCGCCGCCCCGCGGAACGGCTGGCGTCTTGAGCGTACCCTCGATCCTCGAGGTTGCGGGTGAGCCACTTGTGGGAGCGAGGGCGCTCTCCGTTCGCCACCGACCACGTGCTGAACGCTTGGTAGAGCTGCGTGTTGCCGACCGATCCCGTGAAGTAGCACTTCTCGCCGAGGAACTCGGAGAGCAGGTCCATATCGTCGCGGTACTTCTGCGTCGCGTCGAGGACCGCCGGGGGCGGCGAGAGCCCGATGCGCTGCCACTGGAGGCAGCCCTCGAGCGCCCAGGCGAGGATACCCGGCGCCTCGGCCGCAAGCTTCGCGCCGAGGTCGCGGTCCTTCTCGTGGTCGGCGATCGTCTCAGTGAACGGCACGAGCCGGATGCGGCGCCAGATGCCGTGGTCGGTACCTCGGATGATCGGTCGGTGGTTCGTCGCGAGCAACACCTTGAAGGTCGGCTGGAACGTGAAGAACTCTGCGCGCATGAAGCGCGCGGTCATGGCAGCGTCGCCGGTCATCTCCTTCACGAGGCCCTCGTCCAGCTGCTCGCCCTGCTCAGGCTCCGAGGCCGTCACGAGGCGCGCACCGCGGAGCGCGGCGATGTCGTTGGGGATGCCGCCCTTCGTGTTGCGGACGAACGTCTCGGCACGTGCGTGCACGGCGTAGTCGCCCATGATCGCGCGTAGCGTGTCGAGGAAGGTGCTCTTCCCGTTGCTGCCCGATCCATACAGGATGAAGACGCACTGCTCGCGCGTGCTCCCTGTGAGGCAGTAGCCCACGACGCGCTGTAAGAAGCCCACCATCTCCGGGTCGCCGCCCATGATGCGCGTGAGGAAGGCGACCCACGTCGGGCACCCGGCCTTGTCGCCGAGGTCCGTGCCGGCGATCTTTGTCGCTCGGGCCTCGCGCTCGTGGGGGCGCAGCGTATCGGTGCGAAGGTCCACGATCCCGTTCTGCGTGTTGAGCGCCCAATGGTCGGCGTCCAGTTCGTCGTGCCGGATGGCCACGTCGGTACGCGCCACCTTCGCGACCGCGAGGAGGTGCGCCTGCATCTCGCTCTGCCGTGCCCACTGTGCCCACGCCTTCGCCTCGGTGCGAAGCAGCGCGAGAGAGCGTTGCTGTGCGGGCGTCGAGGTCTTGCCGATGGTCACTGCCGCGGCCCTCGCGCGCTCTTGCAGCTCGGCGGCGTAGGTCACTACGTCTACCGCGACCTGACGCGAGAGCGAGTCCACCCGACGCATCGCGTCAGGCGCCCACCGCTTCCCGTCCCACACGAGCCAGCCTTCGCCCTGGGCGACATCGCACCACCGCACATCGGCGCCGAAGCGGTCCACGAGGCGCGCGGCGTTGCCCACGTCGCTCGGTCGGTAGAGCGTGGCCGGGATGGTCGAGGGCGCATCGCTGAACCGGCGCGGGTGCTGTGCCCCACGGTCGAGGCCATTCCGCACAGTGCGGACCACCTCCTCTTCTCCCTTGCCAGCCTGAAGACCAGCGGCGACGAGGTGAGCATTCGCGACCTCGCGCGGGATGCACCCGCCTGCCACGAGCTCACCGATGTTCGCGCTCTCGCGGTAGATCGCATCATGCCGGCTACCGGTACATGTGAGGATGCGTTGCGTCGCGACCTGTAGGACCTCGGCGCCAGTGGACAGATCCTCATCGGTCACGGTCGCAGTCGTCGGGGCCTTCGGCGCCGGCTCGACCTTCGGCGGGTAGAGCACATCGAGGAGCCATTCGGGCGCCTCGGCAATCTCCGTGCAGTCACGTGACCATTCGTACTTGCGCCCGCTCGGGTGGATGCTCGGCGGCAGCACGACGTACCCGCCGTCGCCTCGCGTATCGAGCGCGGCGCGCTGCCCGTCGATGGTCACTCGCGCGCGGTTGCGGATCTCGCGCTGCGGCAGTTGGAAGTAATAGTGCGCCCCGTTCCCGGTGCGGACGTTGAGCGTGGGCGGGAGCGCCCCGTGGCGCTCCTCGAGGATCGCGAGGGCCTCGGGCCCGGTGAGCCCACCGCCCTTCGGTGGGTCGCCGTCTACGTCGAAGACCCACACGCCCGACACGGCACCGGTCGCGAGCCCGATGTTGTACTCTCGGTCGCCCCACATGGCGGCGATCTCCGCGGGGTCGCTGCTCGCGTCCTTGAACCCGTTGGCAGTCGCCGGCAGCTTGTCGCGCTCGCGCAGGGGGAACACCGCCCATCCTTTCTTGCGCGCGTAAACCAGGGCCATCTGGCCCATCTTGCTTCCCGTCATTGTCTCCACCTGTCCGCACCGGGGGAGGACGCGGGGGCTTGATGCCCCCGCGTGCGGGTGGCCGCCCGCGTCCCGGTGGAGGACACGTCAAGGCTAACGGCATCCCCTACGCCGCGTCAACCCTCTGCCGCCGCTTCGGCCGCGCGCCCCTCTGCCTCCCGACCGCATACGGCAGTCCCATGCGCCGGGCCCAGAGCAGCACGGCCCCGCGGAGGGTCTTGCCGTCCATGTTGATCCTCGCCTCCTCGGCGACCTCGTCCCAGGTGAACGCGCCCGTGTTCCACAAGGCGAGGGCCTCGTGGTACTCGCTCCGCATCCGGTAGCGCGTGGGAGGACATCCCCACGCGACGAGGATGTCGCGCATGGTCGAGGTCCGCATCCGCTCCCGGCGAGCCAGCCACTCGAGCGAGACGCCGTCCATGCGTTCCATGATCCAGAGCAGGACGAGGACGGGATCATGGTCGGTGGGCGCGCTCACGGCATCCCCTCCTCGACCATCTGCCGCACATCATCGGTGGACAGCTCGACCGTAAACCACGAGTGCCCATCCGGGCACACACGCCGACGCATGATCACATCGGGCGTGTACCAGGTGGCGACCTCGCCTGCTTGCTTGATCTTGCCTAGCCATGTGCGTGGGTGGCTCTCCGGGTGGCGCGTCTCGGTGACGCGTGACGGCTTGCCGCAGCGGGTGCAGGTCATGGCGAAGCCTCCAACGCGGCGACGAGGGCTTCGGCCTCGGTTACCCAGTGTCGTGCCGTGAGCGACCGTCCACCAGCGGTCAACTGGCATACCCACATGACGTCGCCGGGGCCGTAGTCCACGGGCAGCACGCAGGCGCATTCGTCGCCCCACGCCTCCCGCACCAGCGCGAGCAGGCACCCCAGCGTGGCGGGGTCGGTGAGGTCGGGCAGATAGCCCGCGTCTTCCGCGTCAACCCAGCCTCCGCCTTCCCGTGTCGCGCCTTGTCGGTGCCCGATGATGTAGCCGCCACCACCCTCGATAACGCGCACGCTGCACGCGGTTAGCATCCCCGCCATCCACCGCCAGCCCCGACACGCCACAGCGCGGCGTGCGAGCACGATCTGTTCGTCGGTCATTTGTGACTACCATACCCCGCCAGCGGCTTTGTCTTATTTGTGGACACGCTGATGATGCAGGACACCCACCACAGCACGATCACGGTTCCAACCACGCCCCACACCCATCCAGGAGCCGCGAATCTATCGAGCAGCAGGAAGGCGACAGCGGTTTGAGTAGTGGGCAGCCGCGTCGGAAGCGCGTCCCACGGAATGACGGTACGGTTCATCGCTCCTCCTCGCGGCGGTGGTCGCCTCGCTCGATGATGTTCGCAAGATGCGCGAGCAGCATGGCGACGCCTGCGCTCGCCGCATCAACGGAGACATCGTCAACTCGATAGAGCGTGACGGAACTGACCTGCTCGCGCAGCCACGCCACCACGGCGCGACGCTCACCTTGCAGGTACCGCAGCTCGTTCATCAGCAGATCCCACTCGTCGGCGTGGACAACCCGCACAAGCGGCGACCGCGCCTCGTTCCCGTCGATCGACGTGTAGACCTTGGGCTTCATACCCTCACCTCCCGCAGCGCCACGTCGACCCGCGGCTCCTCGCCGGGCGCGGCGTAGAACGACCCGGCGTTGATGCTGACAATGCAGCGGTCATTCTCGATCACGCGTGCGATCTGCATGGCATCGAGCACGATCTTCACGATGTTGTCCAGGTCATGCCGCGTCGTCGCCGGCAGACTGTAGGCCGGCACCTTCCAGACCTCGCGCGGGATGTAGGCCGGGCGGGTCTTCGGCCTCGGATGGTAGGCCGTGATGTCGACCTCCCAGAGCGGGTGGATCCCGTCGAGCGCGACGTATGGATCAGGGTTCGCGCGCTGGTGCTGCTCCCGCAGCTGGTGCGCCGCCTCATGCTCCCACGCCCTGGTCGTCTCCGGCGTGCGGGCGCTGCCCGTCGCACGGGAGAATACCGGGCGTCCCTTGCCCCGCGGCTCGAGCCGGATGGTGTAGTGCTGATCGTTCATCGCTGGCTCTGACGGTTGAGGTTGCTCTCGAGCGCCGTGCGGAGCATCTGCTGGCAGTTCTCGAGGCGCACCGTCAGGACCGCAGCCTCGGCGGCGTAGTGCTGCACCTTTGCGTTGGCCTCATCGAGGCCACGCTGCGCCACCGCAAGGGCGCGCTCGGCCATCTCCGCACGGGTGAGCAGCTGGTCGATACCAGCGCGCAGCTCGACCGGCGTCATTCGGCACCCATGTAGAGCGCGGCGATCTCCAGCGCGTCAAGGCCCAGGGCCCGGTAAAGGGCAGCGATGGCCTTCATGGACGGCCTACGCCGCCCGTTCTCGTATGCCTTGACCGCGCTGATGCTGATGCCGCACGCCTCCGCGAGCTGAGCTTGCGTCATGCCGGCTGCCCGGCGTCGTTCTGCGAGACTCACTTTTCTAGTCCTCCTTGGGTTGACGTATCGTCACCCCATACATAGTCTAGGGGTGTCGGGTCGTCAACCCGGCGAAGGAGAACGATGCACTTCCAGTCTGACAACATCGGCGAACTGGCGAAGGCCCTCGCCGCCGCACAGGGTGAGATGAGCGCCGCGGCGAAGGACGCCACGAACCCGCACTTTAAGACGCGCTATGCCGACCTCGCGAGCATCATGGACGCGTGCCGCGGCCCACTCACGAAGCACGGGCTCTCCGTGACCCAGCTGCCCGGACGCGGCGACGACGGCGCCGTGACCCTCACGACCATGCTCATGCACGCCAGCGGGCAGCACATCGGGTCGACGGTCGGTGCGCGCCCTGCCCAGGAGAACCCGCAGGTCGTGGGTTCGATCCTGACCTACCTGCGCCGGTACGCCCTCGCGTCGGTCGTCGGTGTGGTGAGCGATGACGACGACGGCGAGGCTGCAAGCCAGCACGCTCGTAGCGCCCCTGCGCGGCCAGTGGAGACGCCTCGGCAGTCGCACCCGACCGCTCCCCCTGCCGCGCCTCAGAGCGCGCCCCAGCGGCCCGCACAGCGCGACAACGGCCCCACGCTCTCGACCGACTGCCCGGAGTGTGGCGGCGCGATGTGGGACAACCGCGAGAAGAAGACCAACCCGAAGGCGCCTGACTTCAAGTGCAAGGACAAGTCCTGCACGGGCGTGATCTGGCGCTACAAGGCCCCCACGACGCAGCCGATCCCCGGCGGGTTCCTCGAGGCCGAGATGCGCGGCGCTCCCCCACCGTCCGACGACGACATCCCGTTCTAGCCTCACCACACTCTAGGAGGTCACCATGACCGCATTCATCATGTGTCTCTCGCCCTTCCTCGCGGCGTTCTTCTGTGCGCTGTTCGCTCTCTGCGGCGACTACCCGCTGGCGCTGTGGTGCCTGCTCATCGCTCCGGTCGGCATCGCCGTGGCGCCGTACCTCGGGGAGGGCGAATGAAGTCCGGCAAACTCTACATCGATATCGAGACGCTGCCGCCGCTCCAGTGGCAGGATCATGAGCGCACGGCCTACGTGCGGATGAAGGTGCCTGGCACGCACAAGCGACCGGAGAGCATCGCGGCGTGGTGCCAGGAGAACTTCGACGAGCAGTGGGGGCGCGCCGCACTCGACTGGCGCGTGTCCCGCATCGCCTGCATCGGCGTCACGTGGGAGCCGGACGACCACGACACGCTCTACTCAGCGTGCTTCATGGGTGGCCCGACCGACGAGGATGAGTACCGCATGTTTACCGACCTCGCCGATTTTCTGCGCCAGCACAAGGCTTGGGCGGCGCACCTCGTCGGGCACAACGTTCTCGGCTTTGATCTGCCGCGGATGCACATCACCTCAGCGAGGCTCAACCATGTTCTCGCTGGATGGTTCCACGAGATCAACCAGGACCATCGAAAGCGCGTGACGGACACGATGCACCTCGCGTTCCCGTTGCGTGAGCGTGTGGGCCTGTCCGACCTTGCGCTCGCGCTCGGTGTCGGCGACAAGAGCGGCCACGGGTCCGAGGTGCTGCCGATGTGGCTCGCCGGTCGCCACGTCGAGATTGCCGAGTACTGCCTCAATGATGTCGGCATCACCCGTCAGATCTACCTCGCTCTCAATGGAGTGGCCTACGATGCCCGTACTTGACTGGACCGTGATCACCGTCAGCAAGCCCTCGATGCACCTCGCGTGGACGCACAGCCTACGCGACGGGGCGCACCTGCTCATCACCGAGCGCACCGGCCTGTGGTTCTCGTGGGAGCTGCTGACGCGTGATCCGATCACCGACCAGCGTGGACGCGCCACGACGCTCGAGGACGCGCAGCGCGAGGCCGAGATGGCCGCGGCGGCGCATGGGCTCATCGACATCAGCACCGAGTACGCCCGCCCCGACATGGACCGCGCGCAGATCGCGAGTCTGCTCGACGTGGCGATGCGAGAGCAGACGTGAAGCCACCCGGTCACACCTGCCCGGCGATCGACCGGGCGCAGTCCGCGCTCCGTCGCCTCGCTTGGCGATGCGCGAACCCGGAGCATCAGGGCATCACGGCCGGCGAGGTGCTCGCCGAGGGGCTCGCCGCGCTTGAGCAGGTACGCGAGGAGAACCGCCAGATGCGCGCCGCCTACCACGCCGCATGTTCGCTTGGCTCACGGTAGGGTGCATCGTGCTCCTTGTGGGCGCGATGGTCCAGCTCGTGACGCGGATCGTCGTTTGCGTCGCGCTCGCTATCGCGTCTCGAGGATCGAAACGTCAGCGGCGCGCGCATCGGGAGAGCATGCCCCGCGCACCGTCTCGACCGTGAAGGCGTTGCCCCACTGCTGGTGAGCCTGAGCGACGGCACGCCGCCACACGCGACGCACCTGCTCGGGCTCGTCGGGCGCCTCGGCGCATAGGCGGTGCGTGGTGACCTGGACACGCACCACGACCGGATCGACCTCGACCACGTGTGCCGTGATCGTCAGGCCGACCGGCCACTCGCACGCGTCGAGGCGCGGGTCGGTGATCGAGAGGACCTCGCCGACCTCGACCGCGCAGGAAACGTCTAGCCCGTCCACGGCGCGTAAGTCTTGCCGTCCCAGGTGAGCGCCTGACGGCTCTTCGCGAGAGGACGGTACGGCTCACCGAGCGAGACGTGGATCCATGACACCTTGCCGTTCGGACCCTCGAGGATGGCTTGTCCGTAGGGGATGCCGCTCTCCTTGACGATCCACGCGAACACGACCTCGAGGGCCACGCCGGGAACCACGATGTCCGCGGCCTGTCCGCTCATGTGCTGCGAGGTCTTGCTCCCGCCCACCGCGGTATTGACGGCAGGTCCACGGAACGCGCTGTTGATTCGGATGGGCCCGAACTTCGCGCGTATCGGCTCGAGGATCGTGGTCGCGAGCGCCGTCAGCGCGCCCATGCACGCTTGCGCCTCCTGACGATTGACCGCCTGGAGCGAGGTCTGCCCGGTGCGGGTGAGCTCATCGAAGGTGAAGTGCGGCGACAGGTTCACGGCTTCCTCGCGGGCTTGGGCTTGGCCTTCGCGGCCTTCTCGAGACGCTCCACGCGCGCGATCAGCGCGTCTCCGTCGAAGTCGTCGGGCAAGTCGATCGAAGTCATGCGCGAGGCTTTGGCCTCGACCGCCGCGATCCGCGCCTCGAGGGCGCTGTGCGCCGCGATGCAAGGAGGAGGGCTCGTCGTGGGCACCTGCGTCTTCGCGGTGAGCTCAGCCATAGCCAGCTCGTGCGCGAGCTCGGCGTGCTTCGCGGCGAGGTCGGCCTTCTGCTTGCTAGACTGCGAGTAGAACTTCCAGCCCGCGCCGCCGCCGAGGACCGCCACGATGGCGAGGACCACGCCGATAGCACCGCCGTCCTCAGCGCCCTGGGCGATCTGCACGAGCTGCTCGGGCGTCGGTGCCGAAGCCTGTGCCTCGTGCGCCATCACGAGTGCGTCATCGGTGACGCTCGCGACGATCGCGTCCTTCTCGGCGGTCTGCTCGGGGGGCGCCTCGTGGGCGACCGGTTCCTCGACGTGGATGGGATCCATTAGAGTCCATTCTCCTCGAGCAGGATCTCGCACGGTACGGACGTGTGGGCCGGTGAGAATACGGCGACCTTGACGACGGACGCGAAGCCTGTACGGCGATTCGGCCCGCACTTGATCGTGAGGCCATTGCCATCAACGATCATGTAGGTCGCGGGCGCGGGGCCACCGTCCGTTAGCGTCTGGTCAAACGAGAAGGCGAGATCCTTCGTCGCCTTCTCGCGGTTGTGGAGCGTGATCTGAAGCGACCCGTTGATCGGGAGCAGGATGATCGAGCAGAGGTTCGCCGTCCCGGGCGTGACCGTGCTGGAGACCCACGGGTACTGCGTGACGGTGGATAGGTCGAGCGTCGCCATTAGTCGAGCGCATCCACGACGAGCGCCGCGACGAGACGACCCGCGAGCGCGAGCAGCTTGCGGCGCTCGGCGCGCGTGATCTTGACGCCACCGTCACCATCCACGGCGCGTGCATCCTTGATCGCCTCGATGATGGCGAGAACCTCGGCGGGCAGCGTCACGATCTCGTCAGGGGACAGGGGCATGGGAGACTCCGGTGTGCGTGTGGGCCATTGCGGCGACGGTCGCGAGCTGGCGCTCGATCGCGTCGAGGCGTCCCTCAATCCGGCGCTGGCCAGTGAGGATCTGCTCGATCTGGGTCGCGTCCACCTGGGGGGCGGCGCTCGCCTCGGCCGACTGCATCCCGAGAAAGCCACCACCGCCGGCCATCGCCGCTCCGAGCAGCATGAGCGACCACACTGGTACGGGGACGAGCCGCTGCGACCACGGAGCCTGAGTATCTGCCATCGGTGCCCCCACTGATGGGCCGATACTAGCGCATCACGCGCGGAAACGCACGACCAGACGGCCCTCATCATCGAGGCCCTCGCTCCAGTCCTCATCCCACGAGGCGCATGTGACGTTGGGGGGAAGGCGCGCGGCGTCCACGGTAAACCCGGTCTGGAGATCGATCTGAACGACGCTGGGGTTGGCCTCGATAATCGCGATGACGTAGTCGGTGCAGTCCATGTCAGACCTTCAAAAGCATGGCGTCGCCGCCGGTAGAGGGGTGGTATGCCACGATGTAGCCCTGCTCGACGCCGAGGTAGCGCCACGTCGTCGTGCTGGCTGCGTCTGACGTGTGGTACATCTCGCGCAGCTGGCCCCAATAGGTGCTGTTGAAGACGCTCACCTGAATCGGGATCCGTGGGATCTCGCCTGCACGGTTTGCCCATCCAGCCGGGAACGATGTAGACGCCATCGGCGAGATGGTGCGGATGAGCTGCGTGATCGTGGTCGCGCCGTTGTTGAATGCGCCGAAGTGCGCCGCCGTGTTGACGTTGTAGTGGCCGAGGAGCCCACCGTCTGCGGCGCCGATCGAGGCCCACTGGGCCGAGAGGTTCGTGGTGCTGCCAGAGACTGACATCGAGTAGATACGGCCGTCGCTCTCGCACGTGCCGGCGCTTGTCGAGAGCGGGTCGATGAGCGCGCCGAATGTGACGATGGACGATGTAGCTGCGTTCGACGCCTGAAACATCTGGATGATGCAGCCCTCTTGTGACTCCCACATGGCGACGCGGTCGTATGCGACTGCCGAGAACAGACGCCCCACTCGCCAATAGCCGGAGAAGCCCGACGTGAACGGCTGCGCGTCGTACCAGTTCCCGAATGCTCCACTACCTCTGTTCATGCCCGCGACTAGTACGGAAGTCGCCGCGGTCGTGTCGGGGGCCAACACTGGGTATGCTCTCGCCGTGGCGTTCGTGCCGCCGAGGATGTACCGCATCCCGAGCGCGTTCGTCGGTGGGTTGCCGTAAACCGACTCAGCGGGGCGTGTCCATGTCCAGGCGCTGCCTGTTCCGGGCGTGCGTGCCGTGCCGTTAGCATAGGTCGTCGCTGTGCCGAGAGTATAGATCGCGTCCATCATCTGATCGACGAACGATGCAGCGACGGTGCGGGTGCCGACGTACTTCCAGTTGAGTGGGGACAATGCCATTAGGAGATCACTCCCGGCGCCACTTCGGCGCTGTTGGTGTCGATCTGTGCGGCGATGAAGTCCTCATCGACTTCCGGGTCAAGGAGGAACCCGACCGCAGCGACGATGGACACCCATTGGAGCGTGCCGCCTCGACGTACAAGCATGGTCTCATCGGCTGTGGCTTGCACGGCCTGAGCGACACCACTCCCGTCAAACGCTGCGACGCTCGTCGTGCTGCCAGTGTGCCCGCTCGAGGCCCACCCGAGCGACGAGAGCGCGGAGTGCGCAGGTACCGCTGGCGTGCCGTGCGTGTGGTCGCCGCGGGCGTAGTCGGTCGAGGTCCCCACAGCCGGGCTCTGTCCGAAGCTCGTCTCGCTGACGACCGTTGAGGCCGGCGTGCCGCCACCGCCGCCACCGCCACCGGAGGACGCCACCGTGACCGTCAGCACGTCGCCGGAAAGGCTCTCGGAGATGGTGACATTCGAGCCGGCGACCAGCTGCGCCACTCGGGCGAACTGGCCGGTGCTGTTGCGTGTGAGCGGTACGCGTGCCATCAGGCCCCCGTCTCGATGTATCGCAGCGTGAGGGTAACCGTCGCGTCCTCGCCCCAGGTGACGCCCTCGATGAGCATCGGCTGTGCGTCGGCGGCGATCTCCACGTCAGTAAGCGTCACGAGGTCGCCGCGGCGCAGCCACCCGTACCGCTGCGGCGCGATGTACTGCACGACCCGCGACGGCTGGCCGTAGCGCGCGGCTTGTGCGACCAGCACCTTCGTCGCCGTGTTCGCGTCGTGTACCACGGTCGTCTCGACGACCTTTCGACGTAGTCCGTACCGGGAGACAGGCCCGACGAGCTGCTTGATCGCGATGCGGAATGGGTCGGCGACGTGGACCTCGCCCGTGATGCGCCTCGAGGAGCGATAGCCATCGGTCTGCGGGTCCCACATGTACCGGAGCTCGACGTAAGTAGCGACCTCGTCGGAGCCCTCGTAGGCTATGCGCCCCACACGCTCGAGATTAGGGTCCACATCGGTCGAGAGCGCCGCGAGGGCCTGTGATGCGTCCGGGTAGACCGGCCACACGTAGGGATAGACGCCGCCTGCTCCGACCGCCATCGCGAAGGGAAACACCGCGGCGAGGACCTCGCTCATGTACTCGCCGAGCATGACGGGCTCATCGATGTACCCCGAGGTCGCGTACTGGTTGAGCGGCACGCGCGCCGAGTCCACCCGCGACCAATCCACCCGCAGCGCCGACCGGCGCAGGATGTGCGCGAGGAAATCACCCGCTCCGCGGATGGCCTGTGAGCTCTCGTCCACGAGCGCCGCGCCGTTATTCCAGACCGTGAAGAGCGGGTCGGTGAGCACGAGGCTCGTCGTGCCCGTGTTGACGACGACCCACGCAACGACGGGGATCCCGCGCGTCACGCCGAAGTATTCGCGCACGTCAGTGTAGTAAACGGGGAACGTCTCGGTCGTGCCTGCGCTGTCGATGATGTCCACCGAGAACGCCTCGATGTAATGGCACGCTACGCCGAGGTAGACCAGACTCCCGACCGTGCCGATGATCGGTGCCGGGCTCCCGGCTGATACCCCATCCCCAGGCGTGCCCCACACCATCGGCACGATCACGCCAGCGTCGCCAGCTGTCGCCGCGGGGTTCCCGCTCACAGCCTCGGCGAGCCAGGACGCAATCGTGATGGGCTCAAGCGGGAGCGTCGTCTGATCGTCGGCGACCATCTCCTCGAGGCTGCACGTGATCGGCTCCCACTCAGCTCCGTACTCGGGATCGACCAGCTTTCCGCGCACGACCACGCGGCGCTCGTCCCACTCGGTACCTGCTGCCCACTGCGAGAGCTCGCCAACGGCACCGTCGAGGGCATGCCCTTCGGCGACGAGGCCGGGGACATCGACCGGCAAGATGAACGAGAGCGGCACCGAGAGGCGCGGGCTCTCCACGCTCCAGATCTCGAGCGCCTCCTCGATCTGCGGCGCGTCCACGAGGTCGGGCGTCGTCGTGATCGCGCCCGTCCCGTCCGTGATGTAGAGCGCATCGGTCGAGACGTAGTAGGTGCCGCCGGCCCACGTGATCGCGAGGACCCAGTACAGATCGCCGCGCAGCTGCGCCTCGGTCCACCGGTCGGTCATACCTCCTCCTCGATGCGGATCGAGGAAGTCCGCACGACCTCGCCGGTAGCCCCATCGGTGGAGATCCACTCCTCGCCCTGCACCGTCTCGATGCTCACGTCGGAGACGATGCGGCCATAGAGCATGAGGTCCGGGTGGCTCGCCTGATAGGTCGTGCCGAGCGCCTTACGCTCGATCCATGGCAGGTACACGACCGGCGTTGCGCTGCCGTAGAGCTCACGGACGAGGCCCTCAACGGAGAGCGGCGCGTCATACCAGGTCGCCGCGGCCTCGCCACCACCCGAGGCCGCGGCAAGCACGTAGTCCGCAGTCGTCCCCGTCCGCACTGCCGACACGTCGGTGCCATCCGTCCACCCAAACTCGACCGACCGGCGTGCCGGCCCAAAGTTCTGCGCCCTACGCGCGCCCGATCGCCCGGTTGTGAGCGTCGTGTTCGGCGCCGTCTGCATCGTGCGGCCCCAGCTGTAGCGCCGGCCGAACGCCATGACGTGACCCAGCATCAACGTGCCGATCTCGAAGTAATCCTCGACCGTGTGCTGTGCCGGGATCGTCAGTCGGTAGGCATTGTACCGAGGGTCGTTATTCCACACGAGGACGCCGCTGCGGTGGACGATCGCGCCGTTCGATCCGCTCGTCCCCACGCCTGACGTGCTGGCGAGCTCGAGTCGGAGACGGCGCCCTAGTTGATTACTCCAGTTACCCTCGCTGCTCTTGGCAATGACTCGAGCCGTGAGCCCTGCGGCGGCCGTCGTGTCGGGGATGAAGCGAGCATCGCGCAGAATGCCGTGCGGCCAGAAGTACCCGGCCGAGGTTGCGCTCGTCGCATCGGGTTCAATGATGGTGCCCGAGCGCGTCCACCGCAGCGGCGCGCTTTGCACGCTCATGTCCACCGTGCCGAGACTGACCCACGCTCCCGCGCCATTGCGCCCCTCGAGAGTCGCCGTGCGGAAGTTGCAGCCGCCCAAGTAGAGCGCCCCGAGAGGTCCGCGCAGAGGGGTGACTGCACCCGCACCGCTCTCGATCACCCATGCGAGGACGTGCTGCGTCGCATCGACCGAGCGCCACGACTGACGAGGCGACGGGGCCTCGCTCACGAGGACATTCTCCACGGCGTAGTCATGCCGCGGGGTGATCGTCCACTCGTCGTCCACGAGCGTCGGACCAGCGACGGCACGAACCTTCGTGCCGAAGTCCAGCGTCTGTGGGTACGCCGAGAATGGACGACCAGGTAGCCCCAAGGGGAGCGCGATGTTGTAGACCTGCGACACGCCAGCCGCGGCGTTCCACGCGACCGAATACCATCTCGATTCGGCCGGGTTGACCTGCGAGAACTGACCCCACGTTACCGACGTTGCCGCCGCAGTCACGCCGGAGTCGGACACCGTGTTGACCGAGCAGATCTTCGTCGCCGGGCGAATGGTGCGGAGCCCACCGACCGACGTGGACAGGTAGACCACCGCGTTGCATCCGGCCGCGCCGTTGTTCTCGAGAAAGGCGCGGATCTGGATCGGCAGTCCTGCCGTGACCGTCGTCGTGGCGAGCGTCGCGCCGCCGTTGCTGTCGAGGACATCGACGGTCGTGCCCGAGTAGCGGACCTGAATGCCGTATGTGTTCGTCCCGTTGCTCGAGGAGAGACGGATCTCGCTCCTCAGCGTGATCGCCGCCCACTCAGCGAACGCCGACACCGTGTGGTTCGTCGTCAGCGCGGGGCCCGCCTGTGTGTACGTATTGACGGCGGTGCCTGGCGCCGTGATCGTGAGGTATCCAGCGGCGTTGAGGTTCGTCGTCGGGAGCCCCGCCGTCGCCAGCGTCCACCCGGCCGAGTCGGGGAGCCAGTACGGGAGCCACGTGAGTCGCGACCCGAGGAGGCTGTCGGAGCGGACCTCGGTGGCCGGCGACCAAGGGACGCACGCGGTCGCATACCCGGCGATGGCCGAGCACCCGATCTGCCCCGGCCACGTCGCCGAGTCCCACTGCGACACGAGCCGCAGCGTGCCATTGTACGCGCTTACCGTGCCGCCCACCCATTCGTTGCCTGTTCCGGCGTTGAGCGGCACGTTCGGCACCGTCGCGCTCTGGACGCCGACCTCGGTCCAGTCGGTGAATACGTCCGACGTGCTGCGCGCGATCTGCGTCTGCTGGTTCGTCGCGAAGTCAACCGAGAGGACGTAGACCGTGCCGTCCTCGTCGCGGGTGGCACAGAGTTCGGTCGAGGCCGAGAGATACCCGCCGCCGGGGTAGGCCGCGGCCGTCACGTTCGCCGAAGGTGCCGAGAGGGCCGATAGCGTCGTCGTGACGACCGTCGTCCACGCGACCCATGCGGACGGAAGCACCTTGTAGAGCACCGCGGAGTTGGCGCCGTAGGTCAGGCGAGACGACGAGACGAACACCACGAGGAAGGTGCCGGTCGGGGTGACCACGATATCATGCGCGCCACCCGAGTAGTCGTTGGCGTCGGGTGGGTCATCCATTGACGCGACAAGCGCGAACGATGCGCCCTCGTCTGCACTGGCGTACTGCTTGAACGTGTCGGCGATGGTTGGCGCAGTCGCGGCCGTCGTGTCCCGATAGGCCAGCATCATGAGCACCTGACCATTCGAATACGCCGCCCGCAGCCTGCGCGGCGCGAGGTTGGTCCCGTCCAGCTCGTCACGGATCACGCTGTCGGCGTACCTGGTCCACGTCGAGCCGTCGTCGGTGCTGATCCACGCCCGGATCGTGTACTGCCCCGCCGGCAGGGTCTTGCTCGAGAGCAGGAGCAGCCGCCCCTCGGGCAGTCGGACCAGCGTCGGGCAGTACGCCACGAGGCCCACGGGCTGCGTGTCCACCACGATCGTCGTCGTCGTGAGCGACGCATCCGTGCGAAGGATCACGAGCGCGCGGGTAGCGCCGGCCGTCGAGAACCGCTGCGCCGCGGTGAGCATCGTGCCGTCGTCGGTGTGGATCGTGTGAAGGTTGCCGTACTGGTTGGCACCGACTCCGCTGGCGAACGTGTGCAGCGGGCTCCAGCCGGAGAAAACGAGCGGCCCGTTCCAGCCGAGCCAGTTGAGTCCATTCGTCTGCATCGCGAATGCGCCCGGCTCGATCTCGCCATCGGGCGACGAGGAGACTCCGCCCGCGCGGACAGTGCGGATCGTGATCGTGCCTTGGTCCATCTCGCCGCTAGACTCAAGGACCATGGACGTGGGCCTCGTCGGGACGGGCACGCCGGGATGGGCGCCGGCCTCGGAGTATGACGACAGCGCCTCCGAGAACGACGAGGCGTTGATCCGCTCGTCATGCACGAGGATGCCGCGGAGGGCGTTGACCGTGACCGCGTTTGCCATGTTCAGCCTCCCCGCTGCCCGAGCCTACGCCCTGCGTTTAACGCACGGGGGAGGGTCGCGTTCGTTCGCAGGTGATCGCGCACGAAGTAGTCGAAGCTCTTGTGCTTGTAGACGATCTGCACCGCTCCACCACCGTGGCCTTGCGCGATGCCGGCGTTCGCCTGACGGATCGCGTCGTCGCCGAGGAGGCTGCGCCCCATCGGATTCAGCACAGCCTCGCCCGCGCGGACCACGGCCATGCTCTCGTCGGGTTGGCCGATGAGCCCGCCTTTGTGGAACTTCGGCTGCGTGGCCTGCACGGTCGCCAGCTGCACCGCGCCGGCCGCACCCGCCGCGATGGCGGCGATCGCGTTGAACGGTGGCGGCGACGAGGCCAGCGCCTGAGCGACGGCGGCCGCCGTGTTGATCGTGATCTGCGCGATCTGCAACGCCTTCGTGATTTCGAACTGCTTGCGCGACGCCTCGCGTGCATCCTCGACGCGCTCCTTCGCCTGCTTCTTCTCGTCGGCGGTCGCGTCATCGCCGAGGGCCTTACGCGCGGCGATGGCGTTGTGGAGCTCGGTCTCCGTCTGCTCGGCGTAGAAGTCGGAGAGCGACTGAAGGTTGCTAAAAAGGTCGCTCGCGTAGCTCTGCACGCCAGCGAAGAACGCCGCCGCCTGATCGATCGTGAACGCTTCCTCGGTCTTCGTCTGGAGCGCCTCGAGCGCGGCCACCGCCTCGTCCGACATCGCCTTGAAGCGCATCCCGAGCTCTTCGGTCGGGGCACGCTGCATCGCGAGGTCGAGGTCGGCGATCAGAAGCTGGAGCTGCTCGACATCCGAGAGCGGCTGCGACGGGACCAGCGAGGAGAGCTTCGCGCTGTACGTCTCGATCGCCTTGACCGTCTTGTCGGTGATCGCCTGGGCCTGCGCCTCGGCGGCTACGCGTCCCTGCTCGAGGCTGCGCTGCCAATCCGCGTCGATCTTGAGGTACGCATCGATCTCGTCGGTGATCGCCTTGATGGCTGCGGCGTCCTTCTCCTCGACGCGCTTCTTCGCCTCGACGCTCGCCGTGCGGCGCTTGTCGTTCTTCGCAACCTGGTCGATCGCCTCGGCCTCGAGGCGCATGAACTCGATGCTGTCCTCGGTCGTGGCGTTGACCTCAACGAGCCGTTGGCGACGCTGCGCCTGTGCTGCGGTGATCGCCTCGATCTCAGGCCCGAGCGCCGCGAGACGGGCACGCTCCTCCTCGGTCGCCTTGCCGAGTAGGAGGTGGTTCGTGATTGCGGTCTGCTCAGCCTGACGCGCGGCGAGGATAGCGTCGGCGCGGGCGATTTGCTCCTCGGTTGCCGCGGTCGTCGCCGCAGCCTCTTCTCGCAGCGCCTCGCCTCGCTTGCGCGCGGTCTGCGCGGCCATCGTCTCGAGGCCGGTCGCGATCTTGATGTAGTCGTTGACACCCGCGAGGCTTCCGGCGAACTTCGCATTGGCCTCATCCGCGGCCTTCGTCGCGGCCTCGTACTTCGCCAGCGCGACGGCCGTCTCCTCCGCGCGCTTCTGCTCCTCATAGATCAGCTCGCCGATGGGCGCGAGCCCGGCTGCGAAGAGCGCCAGCACACCAACGACCGGGAGGATCACGGCGCCGAGGCCCTCGAACGCGAGCGCCCCGACCTCGCCAACGTCCGCGAGGTCCGCGACGTTACGCGCACTGTCCCCGAGTGCAGGCCCGAGCATCGAGAGCGCGCCCGCAAGCTTGCCGGCCGAGGACCCGACCGTGCCGAACTTGTCGCCGACGTTCCCGACCTTCGCCGCCGCCTCACTCGCCGCAGCGGACGCCTGCTGCATCGACCGTTTGCTCGCTTCGGCCGCTGCCTTCGCCGCACGCTCGCTGGCCTTGATGCTCTTGTTCAACTCGGCCGTCATGAGACGCGCCTGCTCGGCAGTCAGGCCGGGGATGCTCTCGAGCTGCGCCCGCAGCCCGGAGAGGTTGGCGTCTACGCTCAGTTCAACGGAAGCCATAGATCCCCCTACGCCGCCACGCGACGCGCTGCGGCCTGTAGTGCCTTATCGATCTCGGGTAGTCGCTCGCGCACGATGCGCTTGCCGTAGTCGAGGACAACGACCTTCCAGAGGTTCTTCCCGTCGCGAGGGCGCACGCTGTCACGCGCAACCAGACGGAACACGCCGACCGGTCGCCGGGTACGGGTGTAGCGCCCGACCGTGTAGCCGTCCGGTACCTGTCCCGTCGCGCGGTAGGTCTGCATTACCTGGGCGAACTCGGTACCGTCCACGCGTCGCCCGATTGTCGAGAATGGTCCCGGCCGGCGCACGTAGTACGTGTCCTTGTTGGTCGAGAACACCACGCCGCGGAGGTGCGTTGGCGTGATCCGCATCTCGTAGTCGATGCCGCCGCCTGTCGCGCCCGTGCGCCGGGTCACGTTGAGGTACCACTCGGCCTGGGCGTGCTCCGTCACGTCTGAGGCGATGGCCTCGACCTCGCGCTTGATCTCTGCGTAGGTCGTGGAGATCATGCGATCGAGCGCCCGCTCGAGCTCTGGCCCGATGGTCGTGGACGCTCGACCGACTGTGATCTTCTTACCCGCCACCTAGCCCCCAGAAGGCTCGAGCCTCGGGATCGATACTATCACCGTCGCGGGCCTTCGCGCGCGGGCTCTTCGTCGTGGGCGGCGGCGTGTGCTTGACGCGCCACCAGGCGAGGACGCGCTCCTGCGTCTCGCGGTCCCACTGGTAGAAGGCGCCGGGGTCGCCGCAGTACGTGAGCCCGATCTCGAGTGCTACGGCGTCGAGGGCTCCGTCCCCTCGGTAAAAACCGCCGCGGTCGCGACCTCCTCCTCGCGCGGGATCGCCGCGATCACGAGGTCGAGGGCGTGCTTGCCACCCTCGTAGATCTCGCCCTCGCTCACACCGAGCGATACCAGCTCGTCCACGACGGCGCCGCCGTAAGCGAGCATGTCGTACTTGCATCCGGCGAGCGTGGCCTTGAGCGGCTTCGATCCCCAGCACACGCCGAGCGCCGCCCCGAGCCCACGCAGCGCCGAGGTGCCGACCGCGATGGTGACCTCGCGCGCCGCCATGAACGACGAGGGCTTCCGAAGCGTGACGTTGAACTTCCCGAGCTTGATGTCCATCCTTCCTCCTTGAACGTGAAACGCCCCCCGCACCTAGTAGCACGGGGGGCGCTCGGGTAGCCGGTCGGATCAGGTCGCGGTGATCGTGCCGTAGACCGTGAAGTTGATCGTGTAGCTGTTGGGGTCGCCCTCGGCGATGTCCACGCCGGTCACGTGCACGTCGTTCATGGTCAAGACGTGGTCCCCGCTATCGCCGAAATTGGACCCCTCACAGGTCCAGACGAGCTTGTATGTCTTGACATCGCTGGCGCTCCCGAGCGTGGACACCATCGACGCGAAATAGCCGGTGATCGCCGCCACGTCGTAGAGCGTGCCGCCGGTCGCATCGGTGAGGTCCGTGAAGTGCGCCGAAAACGACCCCGTGACGAACGTCCTCGCGGTCTGCCGGAGCGATCCGAGCTCCCCGCGGTCGAGGTAGGTAGCCGTCTCGTGGAGCTGCCCGAGGCCGCTCACGGAGAGGTCGCCGCTCTCGTACTGCACCGTCATCGACAGGGGAGTCGGCGAGGTGTTGTCGGAGAAGGTGATGGATCCGTCACGGTAGTTCTTCACGACGCTGGAAATGGCCATTTTTGCCCCCTTTTTCTACTGAAGCGGAAGAGTGTGAACGATGCGGAACGTTACCACACCGACGACCCATTCGCCGATGGTGTTTGTCTCACGCGTGGTCCGCAGCACCTGCACCTTGTACGAGGAGGGCCACGTCGCGTCGTAGACCATGAGCTTGTTGATCACGGCCTGCTCGCCGTCGAGGGCGTCGTCGTAGCTATCGCTCATGCCCTTCGGAGCGAGGCGCCATGAGTAGCGCAGGTCGAGGGTCGTCTCCACGAGGAGCCCCTCGGCAGGACGCCCACGGTAGGCGCGCAGGTCCTCGGTCAGCGTCGGGTGTACAGCAAACGCCTTGTGCGCGATGGAGTCGGCATCCCGGCCGAAGTTATCCGGCGCGACCCGCGACTCCTTCCAGCCGGTGAGCTGAAGGATGCGCGCGGTCACATCCTCGCGCAGCTGGCGTACCGTCTTGCTGGCCATCAGTACCACCCGCCGACGCGCGGATAACCGCCGCGGCCGTTGAGCCACACCGTCGAGGTGCCGGCCTTCTTCGTGGACGGGTTCACCTTGTTCTCGTCGCTCTCGTCGTAGCTAAAGCGGAGCTGGTTCCACGCCTCGGTGTACATGCGCTGGTAGTGCTCGGCCAATGCTTGCCACCTGCCGCCATCACCCGCTGATGTTTGGTAGTCAGTGAATACGATCTGAAGCGTGAGCGCGAGATGGCAGTCCCGCAGCGCGCTCGGCTGGATGATCAGGTAGGGTCGCCGGCCCTGCGCCACGAGACGGTTGGTGATCGTGGCCCACGCCTCGTCTAGGTAGTCCTGGTAGCTCGTCGTGCCCGTGGCGAGCAGCGACGGGAGGTCGGAGTGACGCCGGAAGAGGTCGGCGTCCGTGACCACCGGGTAGAGCGTGCGGCGCACGAGCGCGGCGTCCTGACGGAAGACGTTCTGCACGGTCGCAGTCATCTGAAGCGTCCACTCGATGAGCCACCCCTCCTCGAGCGCGAGCGACGTGGTGACCGTCCCCAGGAGCGCGTAGGTCGCCACACTCCCGGTGATGGTGACCGGCGCGGCGTTGACGACCACGGTCCCGTCTGCACGGTAGATCGTGATCGTCCCGGAGAGCGGCGCCACGAGGGCGCCCGCCCGGTAGATGGGGCACGTGAGGTCCTGGTTACGGCCACGCTCGATCGTCTCGCCCGAGCGGAACCGTGCCGTGTACAGCGTCTCGCTGATGCTCATCGTGCCCCCTCGTCGCTACTTATCGCGTTCGCGGCGGTCGGCCTTCTGCGCCTGTTGGCGTGCGATCTGCTCAGCGCGCGGCGCCGGCATCCCGCCCTCGACCAGACGGCGCGTCATGGCGTCCTTCGCTGCCGCGATGTCCTTGCGCTCGCTCATACCTTCGCCTTCGTGGACTTGGCGGGAGTATACATGCGCTCACGTGCGGCGCGCATCTCCTCGAGGCGCTTCTCGGCGACCGGGAGCGCGAGCGCGCTGCCGGGGTGAGTCGGCGCGCGGGTGCGGTGCTCGTTGACGAGGCGCTCCTGTCGCTCCACGATGACGTTGATGAAGTCCGGGTCGGGAACCTTCACGATCCCCTCTGCGACGAGGCGCTTCTGAAACGCGCGGTATCCCTCGATGTCGTTCGAGATCCGCACCTGACCGGCCACGAGCTTTGGCTTCTCCCATTTCGAGAGGAACACAGGCCCACCGCTTCCGGCGTACTGCACGCAGTAGCCGCCAGGCTCGACCTCCCACGGGATCACGATCATGCCCTTCTTCCCGAGGTGAACCTCGGCGAGCGCCGTGTCACCGTTCTTGTCCACGCGGTTGAGGCCGGGGATCGCGACCATCTGCGTCAGGTCGGGGAGCCACTCGCCGTCCACGCACTGCCAGTGCGCCGGATGGTGCGTGTACCACCACGCCGCGTTGCTCGGCAGATTGAGCAGGGTCGCCATCCCCGCTGGGCGGCTGGCGGGTTGAGCGGCGAATGCGCCGCCATCAGATGCCGTGAAGTTCGCAGCCATTGAGTCTCCCTTACGCACGAAGGCGTGCCCGTACCATAAGCACGGACACGCCCCGACGCTAGGCGGAGCCTAGCAGACCATCACAGGTCGGACAGGATGCCGACGCCCTTGAGGTCCTGAAGCTCGGCGACGCCGAGGAAGGCGCTACCAACGACCTTGGTGAGGCCCGAGGCTGCGTCACGCTCCCACTCCACCGCCACAGGGGCGCCGGCCGGGATGATGACGCCACCGGCCGCCGCGATGGGCGCCGGGGTGCCGAGGGCGTAGGCGATGGCGCCGTTGCCGAGCATCATGCCGCGGTAGTCCGCGCCACCGACCGCCGGCACGTAGGACGACACGTGGACGTTCACGCCGAAGAGCTTGCCCTTGTAGGACGCGCCGAGCGCCGAGGTCTGCTCCTGGTTCGCCGCGATGTACTGGGCCGGGCCCGTCTCCGTGCGGAGGCTGGACATGAGGTCGTTGTACTGCTGCGGGTGGAGGATGCAGTCGTACTCGCCCATCACGCTCTGGAGCTGGAGCGCGAAGATCGCCGAGTAGAACGTGTCGGTGTCGAGGTCAACGCCCGTGCTGCCCACCTGCGTCGCGAAGCCACCCGAGAGGGCGCACGCGAGCTGGTTGAACCGGCCGTTGAAGGCCGCGACCATCGCGTTGCTCAGGCCCTCGAGGTCCACGCCACCCGTCACGGAGTTCGTGACGCGAGCGAGGTCGGTGAGGTCGTAGCGCAGCGCCTGACGCGCCACAACGACCGTCGCAGCCGCGGAGGTGATCGAGGTGTTCGACACGGACACGCCGTCGCCGGGGGCGCTCATGATGTCGGTGCCGTTGAGGCCGACGACGGGCACCTGGATGGAGTCGCTGCCGGTGCCGTTGACGCTGCCCACGTTGAGGAAGCATGGGGCGTTGCGGAGGCTGCCGGTGTCGGCGAGCTTCATGACGATCGACTGGTAGAGAACCGCAGCGACGCGAGCGTTGCCGTCGAGAGCGGCAAAATCGATGTTGGCCATAGTGGCCTCCTAGAGAGGTTCGAGGTTTGCCGCGCCTGTCGTTTTTTACGGGAGCTCGCCCCGAGCGCGTGGGGTTGCCCCCACGGCTACCTTACGCCGCTCTGTGACAGACTGTCAAGGAGCGCGGAGTGCCGCCTGAATGGCTGCGGCGTTTGCCTTGAACTCCGCGGGCGACAGTCGCATGATCGCCTCGGGCGTCCACGTCGTCGTCGCCGGGGGCGTCTGCGTCACGGTCCCGGCGTTGCTCTTCGGCAGAGGCGCTCCCGTCGTGGGAGCGGTCGTGGGAGCGGGCGCCTCGGGTAGGTACGCGCGCACGGCCTTCGGCAGGCTGTCCTTCGCCGCGAGCCACTCGGCCAGCGGGGGACGCCCCTCGGACGGGAGGCGCGAGTACGCGTGCTGCACGTACTCCATCCCTTCCGCGTCGGTGATGCCGGCCGCGGAGATCTCGCGCTCGATGCGAAGCGCCTCGCGCTCGGCCTTGCTCGCGGCCTTGACCTCCTCGATCTGCGCCCGGTACTTCTCGGCGCTCTCGGCCAGCGGCGTCAGCTCGCCGACGCGCCCCTCGAGCTCCTTCACGCGTGCCACGAGCTGACGGATGCGCGCTGCCGCGCCGCCGTCGTTGCTCTCGGTCGTGGTCGTGGTCGTCGTTCCTTCTTCGCTCATGCTTCCTCCTCGCGTGCGGCTTGCACGCGTTCCCATACTGCTAGTTGCCGTCGCGCCCATGCCCGACCGGGTGCGCCGCCCCACAGGTCCCACGCGATGCGACCGGCACTCGGATAGTCCGGGTGCCCTGGCTTCGCCGCGGGCGCCTCGAGGTCGCGTTCGTGTCGCGTGAAGTACGCGACCATGCGCTTGATCGTCTCGATGCTCACGACCGCGCGGTTCGCGAGCTGCGAGGCCCGACGCGCCCCGACCAGCGTCCCGCCCCGTCCGTACTTGCGACGGTTCTCGAGGCCCCGCTTCGCGACCGCGGCCACATCGACGGGGGCTCGCAGATCGAAGCCCATCGCGCGCTCATCACGCAGGAAGCGACGGTAGACCGCCGGGTGCTCGCGCTTGAGGTAGTCACGCTGGCGCTCGGAGATGAAGGGCATCAGGACTCCTCGTCCATGTCCTCGTCGTCGTGGATCTCGACCTCGGCCTCGACCTTCGGCCCGAGCCCCAGATAGCCACGTGCCTCGCGCAGGCTCTCGATCACCGCGGCGATCACCTGGGCGTTATCGCCGTCGAGCTCAAGGGCGCCGAGCGCCTCCTCGGCCGCGTCGAGCTCCTCAGCGACCTCGGACATAGCCTCCGCGTGCGCGGGGGATACGTCGGCTGCGGCCGTCGCCGGTCGTACCTCCGAGTCTCCTTCTTCCGCGGCCGGCGACGCGCTTTCCATCATCCGGGCCTCGGCCATCTTCGCCGCGGCGATCTGCTCGAGGCGAGCGACCGCGTCCTCGTGGGAGAGCGAGCCGAAGAGGCGCAGCGCCTCGACCTTATCCATCAGGCCGGCCTCCATCATTTCCATCGCGTGAGCGCGCCTGCTCGCGAGCTCCTCGGGGGACAGCGGGATCTCGCGATAGTGGACCGAATACCCGCCCTCAGGGAACTGCGTGCCCATCGCCCGGTTGTAGAGCGTCGCCGACACCGCTACGAGGCGCTCGTCCGCGTCGCGGAACTGCATGACGTACTTGCGCTGCGCCGTGCGCTTGCCGTCCTGCGAGAGCGAGATCGCGTACCCGCTCTTCGCGCTGCCCGAGGTGCGCTGAAGGTCGGTCGGCGCGAGTCCCGCGTCGGTCGCCAGCCGGTGCGCGATCGCCGCGATCGTCGCCTCGATCTTCTCCACGTCCGCGCCCGCCACGAACTGCCCGACCTGCGGCTGCTGCTCCATCGCTGCGTCGAGCATGAGGATCGTCGTCGGGTCGGTCACGACCTCGACGCGCTGCCCCCTCGTGCCTCCGTCCACCATGTCCGACCCAGCGATGCGGACGCCGATGGCGTACCGCTGCGGGAACGATGCATCCCGCAGGGTGTGCGCGAGGAAGCTGTAGTAAACCGCGAGGTTCAGCGAGCCCTCGTAGAGTTCAACGCCGTTGAACGCGTCGAAGAGGCGATCTCCGTACAGGCTCGCATGGTAGAGCACGACCGGGAGGATCGGCGTGCCGTCTGCGCGCCGGTACGGGTACGCCTCGCCCGAGTACGTGGCGCCGAGGACCTCGAGGGTCACGTCCGCGCCGAAGCCGCCATCCTTCGCGAGAACCACCTGGTACGTCGGGTTCGCAGGATCGCGGATGTCGAGGACATCCCACGCCCACTGTGCCTCGCCACGGATGTGCCGAAGCCGGATCTCGGCGTAAGCGAGCGGCGCCGTGGGACGGCTAGGGTCGGCCTCAGCGATCGTCATGTCGGGCGAAACCGGGCGATAGATCAGCCGGCCGTCCTCGACATCGATCCGCATCCACATTTCGCGGAGCGCGATCACCATCGACTGAAACCGCGCCATCTGCGGCCACAGGCCGGAGCGCGCGATCAGACCATTCGAGCCGCAGAGCTCGTCCACCGCCCCGCCGGCCGTGTTGTGGGAAACGTCCGGGGGGGCATCATAAAGAGTGGCCAACTCGGTCGCGACGACCTTGAACGGATTGCTCGAGATGTCGGGGATGCCCCACGCCTGACGGCGTGTGCTGCCGAGCTGCGCCTGGAGACGGTCCTCGAGGAGGCGCGTCCACCGTCCCTCCATCATCGCCCGACGATGCCGGGTATGCTCCCAGCGCGACGCCTCTTCCGGGTTCGTGGGAGCGGGCGGCTGAGGCATCTTGCTGTAGGCGTACATGGTTCCCCCTTACCCCAGTCGGATCGATGTCGGCTGATACAGGCGCCTAGTATACAGTTCGAGGCAGTAGCGCAGGCCGTCTATGGAGTGCTTATGTGGCGAAGCCTCGCGGCCGTCGAACTTCTGCAAGTCGTCAATGAGCCCACGGCACCGCGGGTTGATCGAGAAGTCGCCGCGGAGCATGGCGGCGCTCAACACCCGGTAGCCCTCGAAGACCGACCCGCGAGGTTTGTACGCCGTATGGATGCGAAAGGGGAGGCTACCCGTGGGGAGGTGCAGCGAACGCTCAAACGCCGACATCAGCATGGCGTTGCTCTTGAGCGATCCGTTCTTTCGGCCATACACCTTACGGTCGCCAACCCATCGATCGACCTGCTCCCACCGCAGACCGCAACGGCGCAGCATCGTCAAGATCGCCGCGGCGTCCTGATCAGGCGTGGTCATACCGTCGCTCACCACTTGGTCGAGGACCCAGATCTTCGGATGTCCTTCGCCCGCGTCGCGAACCAGCGCCGTGAGGATTGCCACCTGGGCGCCGGCCTCGGTGCCGTGGTCGATCCCCACGCCGATGAGGGCCTCACCCACGGGAGCGTCAGCCTTGACGTGCTGCGCGGGATCGAACTGACGGAACACCCTGCCCTCGACCCACCCCGCATCCCACTCTCCGTGTATGCGTTGGGCTCGCTCTTGCGGCAGCACCTGTGCGGAGAGCTTGTCGATGTCGGCCTGCTCGAGCAGGGGCCGCCCGCCGATGGGCGTGGTGTTCTCGACGGTCAACGGGAAGTGCAGGTCCTGCACCACCTGATCCTCGACGAGGCGCTTCAACCACCCGAGGGGCGAGCCGATGGGCGTGAGCGTGATTGCGATGCGCCCACGCTGGCGCAGCACGCGCGCCGCGAGCTCGGACCAGATCTCCTCGGGCGGTGGCTCGTCGATCAGCACGTAGTCGATAGTCGCTGAGGCGAGACTGAGGGCGCCCTGGTTGATCGTTCGGATGCGGAGGACGCTTCCGTTCAAAAAGCGCAGGATGGGCACCTTGCCGCGGAAGCCCCTCCCCGGGACGTACTCCGGGTCATGAATGGCGTCCTTCGGGACCAGCGCCCACAGCTTCGCTTGAATGGCGAGGCTCTGCTCCCACGACACGACAACAACCCACGCCTCAATCGGCGCCGCCTTGACCAACGTGTACGGGTGCGACCCGAGACACCGGTAGATGCAGTCAGCCAGCCCCGCCCACGTCTTGCCGAGCTGGTTCCCGGCGCGCAGCAGGCGCACGGGATGGTTCGAGCTGAGGAAGGCGAGCTGCGGTGGCGTCGGCCGGAAGTAGGCCAGCGGGTCAGCGTGCGCCCGACGCGCAAGCGTGTTGGTCGCCGTGGCAAGAGCGGAGAGGTTCACCGCTTCACCTTGTGCGCGTGGTGCGCGATGCGCTCTGCCGCAGCGTAGAGCGCAGGTTGATCGAGGCGCTCGCTTTCCTCGCGGAGCCACTCCACGATCTCGTTGCGCTCTTCGACCTTGAACGCGCCGCGAGCGTTGAACAGTGCGCGCTCCTTCTCTGCCCAGCCGGGGCACGTCTCACATCCGATGGGGCGGTCGGTCACTCGGCCATGCCTTCGGCTTCTCGCTTTCGCACCCACTCTCGAACGGTGAGCCGCGACGACTCCAGCGCATTGATGAACTCGTGAAGATTCATCGCGGGTAGCACCACGGTACGAGATGTCGTGCGGCGTGGCTTCGGTTGTGGTTCGCGCCTCACGCCGCGATGCGACTTCCATCGTGACTTAGACATCATGCCGTCTCAACCAGACGCACAGGCGGCGCCCCGCGCCGGATGGCGATCGCGTCCTCGAGGCGCTCGAGGTGCTGCGCCGGCAGGGACGCCACCGCCTGCACCATGATCGCGAGCAACTGCTCGTCGCTCATCGTGTCGTCGGGTGCCGACGCCTTCGCGAGCGCGAGGTCGAGCTCGTCACGCGTTTGCAGAGCGAGGCGCTTCGCGCTGACCGCCGCCTGCCAGCTTCGCGCCTCCTCGGCCTTCGTCACCATGCTCTCGGCCTGCCGCAACGCGTCGCGCAGGTATTCCACGCGCTCCTGGGTGTCGGGGAGCTTGCCGTAGTTCGCGGCCCTGTCCCTCGGTTTGCGGCGTTCGATGGCCATTTGGCCCCCTAGGTTGCGTTCAAGGTACCGGGAGAGAGCGAGAAGGTCGAGAGCCTAACGGG